AGTATAGACCAACCAAAATTTCAGAATGTATATTAGAGGAATCATCTTCTAATATATTTGATGGATTTATCAAAAATAAAGAAATACCCCATCTTATGCTGACTGGTTCTGCTGGTATAGGTAAAACCACCATAGCAAAAATACTATGTACTGAAATTAAATCTGATTTCATAATGATTAATGCCTCAGATGAACGTGGTATTGATACAATTCGAAATAAAGTAAAACAATTTGCATCAACAAAATCATTTTCTTCTGCGGGTAAAGTTATTATCCTAGATGAAGCAGATTCCATGACACCGGAGGCTCAAAAAGCTATTCGGGGAGTATTTGAGGAATTTTATAGGAACTGCAGATTCATATTGACCTGTAATTATAAAAATAAACTCATTGAACCTATACATTCCAGGTGTTCTGTAATAGACTTTTCAATTACACCCTCAAATAAACCAGCCTTAGCTCTTAAACTTCTTGACCGCATTGAGTATATATTAACCACTGAATCTGTTAAGTATGATAAAGAGGTTCTGGTACAACTAATAATGAAATTCTTTCCCGATTTCAGAAGACTTATTAATGAACTTCAGAGGTATTCTAGTTCTGGTGAAATAAACTCTGGTATTTTATCAACGAATTCAATCCAAATTAACGAACTCATTGGGTTTCTTTCGAAGAAAGAATTTACCAATGTTAGAAAATGGGTTGTAGATAATATTGATAATGAAAGCGATGCCATCTATAGATTAGTTTATGATTCTCTTTATGATTATTTAAAACCTGGATCTATTCCAGAAGCAGTTATAGTCATAGCTGAATATCAATATAAGTCTGCATTTGTTGCTGATCCTGAGATTAATATTCTTGCAGCTCTAACAGAAATTATGCTTAGATGTGAATTCAAATGAAATTAAAATTATCTGATTGGCTTAATTCTATTAATTTCGGGAAGAATGATTTAACTGAGAATATAGATAACTATAACCCTTTTATTATTAATAAATGTATGTCTGGATATATTGATACCTTATTTTTTGCCAACGAGTTAAATAGATTCCATTTTCTCGATAAAGATATTCAATATAAATACTACTTGAAGGTGATCAAAAAGAAGAGACGATATGCACCATGGTTAAAATCTATAGGGAATGATAATATTTCTGCAGTAAAGGAATATTATAATTATTCTGATAAAAAGGCTAAGGCTGTACTCGATCTGTTATCTATTGATCATCTCACTGAAATCAAAAAATCCTTGTACAAGGGTGGAACTTGATTTTATAAATATCAATATTTTATAACGGACTAAATATTATGAGTGACATAGATTCATTATTAGAAATCTCTTTCGGACAAGCTGATGATTTTCTAAAAATTAAAGAGACATTGACAAGGATTGGTGTGGCATCTCGAAAAGATAATAAACTTTATCAGTCTTGCCATATCCTTCATAAACAAAATAAATATTACCTTGTTCATTTTAAGGAATTATTTAAACTTGATGGTAAACCTACCGATATATCTGATAATGATCTTGAAAGAAGAAATGCTATCGCTAAATTGTTATCGGATTGGGGTCTCCTGAAAGTTAAGCATGAGCTAGGAAACCTAGCACCAATGAACCAAATTAAGGTTATTTCTCACAAAGATAAAGATAAGTGGGAATTAATAGCGAAATACAATATAGGAGGAATTAAATGAGCGTTGAAATTTTAAGATTGAAAAGTGGTGAAGATATTTTATGTGATGTTATTACCGAGGTTGATGGTAAATATGTGGTGGAAAATCCTGCCGTGGTTATGCCGGTTGGTAGAAATGATGACGGTGCAATGCAAATGGCGCTATCTCCGTGGATGCCATATTCAACAAATACAGAATTTATAATCCCAGAAGATTTTGTTGTAACCTCAGCCATCCCAACAGAAGATATCCTTTCTTCTTATTCAAGTATGTACTCTAAAATATACGCACCAAAATCCCAAATTCTGTCATAAGGTTTACAATTCCCAGAATTTAATATATAATGTTATTATGATCTACAAATTGAGGGTTCTTTATGGGTTGTTTTTATACAAATATCATTCAGCAAAATGGGATGATTTATACCAGAGGGTATGATTCTGGTAAACAATATTTCCGAAAAATAAGATACAAACCATCTCTTTGGATTGAGGGAGAAGGATCGTATAGAGATCTGAGTGGGGAAAAGCCTTTAATAAAAAAAGAATTTAAAACCATTAAGAAATCCCGTGAATATTTTAATCAATTCAAAGATGCTTTTGATATATATGGAGATTTCCCAAATCAGTACAAATATATAGCTGAGAACTGGGAAGATGATGTTGAATTTAATGCCGAAGATATTCGTGTACTCAATTTCGATATTGAAACTATGGCACCACCCGAGGGTGGGTTTCCATACCCAGAAAAGGCTAATGGGGAAATTAATGCCATTACCATAGAATATAATGGGGATTATTTCACATTTGGTACAGGGGATTATACCTCAAAAAGAGATAATTCTAAATATATTAAATGCGAAGATGAAAAAGATCTCTTAACAAAATTTGTAAATCTTTGGGAATTTATTAAGCCCGATGTTATCACCGGATGGAATATTGAATTCTTCGATGTTCCCTATATCGTTAATAGAATATCAAAAATCATTTCTTCCGATTTTGCCCAAAAATTAAGTCCATGGGGAGTTATAAGAGAGAAAAGAGTTAATACCTCTTTTGGTAGAGAACAACAAACCTATGATATACTTGGTATATCTAATCTAGATTATGTCTCCCTATATAAAAAATTTACATTTGTAAATAGAGAATCATATTCCCTTAATAACATATCATTCGAAGAACTAGAGGAAAAGAAACTCGATTATTCTGAATACGAAAACCTTTTTAATCTATATGAGAAAAATTATGAACTCTTTATAGATTATAATATAAAGGATACTGAGCTAGTTAGAAGACTTGATGATAAACTCAAACTCCTGGATTTGGTTTACATGATGACGTATAAAGCTAAATCTAATTATGTAGATGTTCTTGGGACATTAAAGGTTTGGGACGTAATATGTTATAATCATCTTATAAAGAAAAATATTGTTGTTGGATCTAATAAGGAATCTGAGTTCCGAGATTTTGTTGGTGGATATGTTAAAGAAACCCAAACAGGAAGACATTCTTGGGTAATGTCGTTTGACCTTGCTTCGCTGTATCCTCATCTAATTATGCAGTATAACATTTCACCCGAAACCATTCGATCACGTATTCCTAATGTGTCAATTGATTCTATGTTGGATAAAACCAACGTATTTGATTTAACAAATTACACTATAACCCCAAATGGAATGACATATTCTACTAAAACAAGGGGATTTATTCCAGAATTAATGGATCAATTTTTCACGACAAGAAAAACAGTAAAGACCAAAATGATCTTGGCCCAAAAGGAAGGAAACAAAGACCTTGAAGAGAAACTTTATGTTGAACAAATGGCTCTTAAAATTCTTCTCAATTCTTTATATGGTGCTCTTGGGAATAAATATTTTCGTCATTTTGATGTTAACATGGCAGAATCCATTACAACAGCAGGACAATTAAGTATTCGATGGATCGAACGTACTATTAATAAATACATGAACAAAATAATGTTAACAGATGATGTTGATTATATAATTGCTTCTGATACGGATTCAGTTTATGTAACATTCGATTCACTTGTTTCCAAATTATTCGAATCAACCGGGACTGTTGAGGAGAAAGTTAATTTTCTTGATATAATAGGATCTAATCAATTCAGAAAATTAATTGATGAATCGTATCAAGATCTTGCAGATTATACGAATGCCTATGATCAGAAGATGTTTATGGATCGCGAGGCAATTGCTGATTCAACCGTGTTCTTTGCCAAAAAAAGATACATCATGAATGTCATTGACAATGAGGGCGTTAGATATGAAACCCCTAAAATTAAAATGATGGGCATTGAGGCTATTAAAAGTTCAACACCACCTATATGCCGAGTGGCTCTGAAGGAATTTATTAAAATTATTTTAAATGGTACGGAGAAGGAGGCACAAGAATATTATTCCAATTTTAAACTCGAATTTGCAAAGGCTGATTATATAGATATCGCATTTCCTAGAACCGCGAATAATATAGATAAATTTTATGATAATACCTCATTATTTAAGAAAGGAACTCCTATACACGTTAGAGGTTCGATATTATATAATGAATATATAAGAATATTAGGATTAGATTCTAAATACGAATATATAGAGAATGGGACTAAGATTAAATTTTGTTATCTTAAAATGCCTAATCCTATAAAATCTAATGTAATTTCTGTTCCTTCTGTTCTTCCTAGAGAACTTGAGTTATCTGAATATATAGATTATGATCTTCAATTCGAGAAAGCATTTTTAATGCCAGTTGATAATATGTTAAAAATTATCAACTGGGCACCAGAAAAACGAAACACATTGGAGGATTTTTTTACATGAATTTTAAAAGAATGAAAGATTTAGAGATAAAAAAGAAATTACAAGAGAAAAGGGAGGCGATGGAGAGAGTCTTTTTTGAAAAATGGGGTACTAGAATAGGAGATATAGTTTCATTAAAATATGATGAGCTTTATCAGTTCAAGAGTTCTGAAAAAGCTAAAATAGTAGAAATAGTTTCTGCGGAACTTGTGAGACTGGTATTTAAATCAGGGGATTCTGGAACGTGGCATATGCAAAATCTTAAATTGGCAGGGTAATATTAAATGAGTTTACTTGAGAGAATGAAATCGACATCTAAAATAAAATTGGCATCGATTATGTCTGAGTCTAAAATATTGAATCAGTCTAAACCAATTACAACTGCAGTCCCTATGATTAATGTTGCGTTATCCGGAAAATTTGATGGGGGTATTACTTCCGGACTCACTGTAATTGCCGGACCTTCTAAAAACTATAAAACCTCTTTTGGTTTATTGATGCTAAAGGCATATCAGGATAAATTCCCAGATTCTATAACATTATTTTATGATTCTGAATTTGGATCACCACAAGCATATTGGGATTCGTTCGGTATTGATATGAATAGAGTACTTCATATTCCTATTAAAAATATTGAAGAACTAAAATTTGATCTTATAACACAACTCGAAGAGATTACCCCGTCAGATAAAGTGTTTGTTATGATTGATTCCATCGGTAATCTTGCAAGTAAAAAAGAAATTGATGATGCAAAAGATTCTAAGTCTGTTGCGGATATGACTAGAGCAAAACAAATGAAATCATTATTTCGTATGGCTACTCCATATCTGACACTGAACGATATTCCGATGATTGCTGTTAATCATACTTATGAAACACAGGAAATGTTTTCAAAACAGGTAGTTTCGGGTGGTACTGGAATAACATATTCAGCAAATACAGTTTGGATTATAGGACGTCGGCAAGATAAAGTTGGTAAAGAAATTATAGGTTATGATTTTATTATTAATGTTGAGAAATCTAGATTCGTTAAAGAAAAATCTAAGATACCTATATCTGTATCATGGGAAGGGGGCATTCAAAAATATTCGGGTCTTCTAGAAGTCGCAGTTGAATCTGGGTTTGTAACTAAACCCAAAGTGGGTTGGTACACTCGACCAACAGTAACAGATGATAAAAATTTCAGAGAAAAGGATACCCTCAATGAAGAGTTTTGGAAACCAATCTTTGAAGATACAAATTTCTCGGAATAT